ACCGATCGGTTGGTGATCGTCCTCACACGAAACCGGGTTGACACGGCCCAGGACTAGTGCAATTATTAACCCATCACCACAGAGGTGATGAGAACACAACCAAGGAGAAGAGAAGATGAGCAAGAACGTGATGATCTGGCAGTTGTCCAAGGCGTGGCAGATGCCGTGGAAGGTGCTGGCCGGCATCCTGGGACACGCGCCCACGGAGATGCAGGACGGCCTGTACGCCGATGACACGGCGCGTCTCACTGATGCGGACCAGGCGTGGTGTGAGGCGACGGCGAAGGCGTGTGGGATGTGGGCACCGTCGGATATCCTCGCGGGCCGCATCTGACGCACTGCAACACGATATGTATACCTCGCGTAAGCGGGGATGGGCGGCAATAATGCTGCTAACAATGAGCATATAGAATGGAGGAAAAATGTATGCTCTTACTTCTAAGTCGCGTGTTGCTTTCGTGGTGAACTGGCCGCGGAATAAGAGTGCGGAGTATATCACGCGGTATCTGGCTGTCCATGAGAACTGTCCCTATGAGTGGTATGTGGAAGTGGACAAGGGATGTGGTGCTATCAGTATCGTGTTCAAGACGCGCGACGAGTGCCCGGCTGTGGCCCAGCAGGGGAAGACGATCCATATCTATAAGAGTGGGGCGTGGGACAACTACTGTGATGGAGTGGATAACGGGGATGTGGCCTATGCCCCGATGGCCCGTCGTGTGGGCACAATTCTGGATACGGAGGACCTGGACGATCTCAGGTACCTGGCCGATCGTGGGCATGTGGTGACGGTGCGCCCGGATGGTGTGATCGTGGATCGTGAGCACTACTCCTCCTATATCCTGCGGGATGAGGATGGCGTGATCTCGGATTTGCCGTACGGCGATCCCCATGACTATGCGATCGCCATGGATCTGCGGTGTGAGCTGCTGCCTATGGAGTGACCGAGTGAGATAGGTAGAGGGTGTGCGAATAACCCCGGGACCGAATTGGTCCCGGGGTTATTTCGTGTGCGTATCAATGGGGCTGTGTGGCGAGTCGCTGTGCCGCTGCCTTGTACGCCTCTGCGGTCACGGTCATGTCATATGCGCTCTCGTGCACTGCCTCCATCACGTTGTAGAGGGTGGTGCTGGATACGTGCTGGGTGGGGACGCCGATTTCGGTGAGCGCGAGCGCCTGTTCATATGTGATTCGCTTGCAGGAATGTCCATTGACAAGATATCCGATTTCGTTCTCATCGGTCAGAATCTTCATTTCAAAGTCCTCTCCAGTAATGGTTTCAGTAGTGTCATCCTCGGTATCTCCGGTGTACCGAAGAATGTAGTCCCACGGGTAATCGTAATAGGCGGTTACTCGTGTTTCCTGGCCGGTCTGGTCGCCCGGGACGCCATTAACAATATCTCCATTCTCATTAATGGCGGCTTCGGCGATTTGTCCGTCGCCGATGTAGGCGGCGACGTGTGCGCCTGGGGCGAGTAGGATGTCGCCGCGCTGTAGTGGCAGTTGGGCGAGTGTCCAGCCGCGTACTGCGAGGGCGGGGAGAATGTCTCCCGTGTATGATGCACCGCCGGTATCGAATCCGGCGTCTCTGAGTGCGGTGATGATCAGGCTGGAACAATCGGCGTCGCCGCCGTCATAAATGTTCCAGCGCGTGTCTTGGCCGTAGCCGAGGTCGCATTCCTCGCAGTACCATACCATGCGGTCGCAGAAATAATTAATGCTGGCCATTGTCATCATTCTTGTGAACCGCGTTTCCGGCGGCGACTCCCAGAATTGCGGCAAGAATGGTGTTAATTGCGCCGGAAATGTCGCCGTCGATGTAGCCGCGGGTTGCGAGGGCGCCGCTGATTGCGATGCCGATGGTGTAGAGGAGTCGCCTCTGGGTGGGAGTGAGGCGGAATTTGGAAATGGAGTGCTTGCCCATTATTTGAGGAATATTCCTTTCAGGAGTGAGCGGGTCTGCGGACTATCGAATCTCATGCGGCCGTGACGGAATTGCGTGCGGAGCATGACCATGATTTTATCGCTGTAGGATACCTGCACCTCACCCTCGCGTAAATCGCCGTGATCGAAAGCCAATCGCGGCAGGTCCGTCCTCGGGAGTCGCTTCTGAGCATACCACAGATCTTTGTATGTCCAAATCGAAAGGGACCCTTCGGGTAGTCTCAGTATGATAACGGGCGTGGCGCCTGCGGGTTTATCGTCGACCCATACATTGGTGTAGTCGGCGAATCTATTATCAATAGAGTATTGCGCGCCGACGGGATCCATTGCTTCGAGGAACTGACCGAACCGAGTTTCACGCACTCGCGCGCTGAAATCCTCCGACTTAACGAACTGGCAGACCACGAAGCCATTGCCGCGCGTCACGAATTCTTTTCCGCACGGCTCAATATCCCATTTAATAAAATATGGATTGTCAATGCTCACCGCGTTGGCGAGCATGAGTACGCGAGTGCGGTCCTGCCAGCGGTCCACAGTGCTGTAGAAAGACAGTAGAGCGTCCACTTCGGCGGGAAGGTAGCGCACGTACCCCTTCTCAATGATGAATTCATCATAAATGATTCGACTCACCTTCGGATATGAAACCGACTTCATTTTCTGCGCCGTGGAAAGGGCCACGAAATACCCGAAGGTGATCCATTTCTTCGCGCCCTTCTCCCTGTACTGCGCCTCTCCCCCATTTACGCGGAAATTGTGGCGCGGGTATTCGTGGGCAACGTCGGCGAAAAAGGTCTGAGTGGTCCGCATTTCCGTTTTATAGCGCCGCAAGTAAACGAATTCCTCACCCTTCTCAATGGCGTTCTTCATCACCATAAGTTTGGCGCCGTAGGTTTTGCCGACGCCGCGGGCGCCCACAACCATATTAATGACGCCATTACGTGAGAGAAGTTTCCCGAAATCGTAATAGTCAGACATATCTTTTCAGTTTCCATTCACATCCGGTGAAAAGTGACGTGGCGGGGGATGGGCCGTTGGGGCCCATTGCGCCGTCGGGGCCGCGCATTCCTACTGACAGGTCTGTGGCGGTTTGTGGGCAGTATTCTATGTGGCCGCCGCCGTCCCACCAACGACATACAATAAGGTCCCCTTCTTTAATTTGTGATACCGCATTGAATGTACCACTGCCTTGCGCAACAATATAACCGACGCTACTATTCCAAATAGCGGCGGTCCCATTAGGATCAATATCCACACCCAAATATTTCATCATGAGATACCATGTCCATCCGGAGCAATCGGACACGCCAGATTGATCCGGATGCAGCCGCGGCTGGTACCATTGGTGGTACACATATTTGCCGAGGGTGGATAGGGCCTCCTGAGTCATCCGATGGATACGCTCATCGGCGGTGCCGCCGCCGCCGCCGGCGGGCTGGCCGCCGGTGCCGGGTGGGGCTTGGCCGGTGCCGATGCCGGTGGTGCCGGTGTGGATTGCTTGGGAGGTGGATATTTGCCAGTGCTCTCCTGTGGGTGTGGGGCTGGCTGTGATGGTACGCCCGTCGGAGTAATGGAGGATCAAGTTGCTGCCCGATTTACTGACGTAAAGCGGTAATTTATTTTTCTCCAATTTATCGGAGTTTTTGGGCGTGGCAGTGCCAGAATTATCGCCGGGCTTGTATCCGGCGCCGGGCTGGGATCCGTCGCCGCCCGTGATTTGCACTCCATTCGTCTGTAGATTTCGGATCATGGGGACTGCCGTGTCATAGCGGCCCGGGACGGCGGCGTATTCGCCTTCGGCTTTTACGGCGGCGAACATGGAATCCAGCGTGGCGGGATGCCCCGCGCCGGCAACGAGTCGGGACAAAATGCGCGCGTAATTCCCCCACCTGTGCATAACGACGATGAGGAGCATACACGCTTCGGTTTCGGTTTCAGGATTGAGACCGAGTTCGGCGCACCGAGGAATATAATCGCCGGTCAAGTCGGACTCCATTTGGGAGTCCTGGATTTGGTGGCCGGTCTGGGAGGCGAGCGCCCCGGATAATGCGGCCCTATCCGCGCTATTCAAATACTGATATTTGCGCGCGGAAATCGTCCACGATTCGCGGCCCTGACCGAGCCACGAATTAACGGTGCCGCCGAAATCGGTGCCCGCGGGGAATCTTTTTAGCAAATCATATGCACGCCCCTGAGTCCACTGACCGATGCCCAGAGAAAGAGTGTCCGGAGCGGTGATCGTGCCGTAATTTCCGGACGCTTCTACTTGGGCGAGCGTGGCGATAATGCATGCTTTATGCTGTGAATCAAAGGCCATATCGCATCACCAAATACGCCAATTAGCATTCACATCATAATACTCCCACTGGGAAAGTTGGTCACGGCACGCGACCTGACCCTTATCATTCACATAGAGAACTTTCGGATTGCGATCGCGCCCGTACACTGTGAAATAAATAGACTCGAAGGGAGTCGCCCACAGCGGGACATTCATGAGCACAGTGTCATATGCGGCAGTGGCACCGCCGACGCGGAAAGAGCCATCGACATGCACGGTGTGCTGAAAACGCGCGACCTTGGTGTAATTGAAATTCTTGTCAACCTTATCGGTGGAATAAGGAAAAAGATTCTCCCACCCGAAATTACGCCAAGTATCCCCACCGTAAATGTACCGCTGAATATACATCCTCGCCTGCGTGTAGCCGGCCTCCGTGAAATGCACGCCGCCGCCCGGCTCATTGGTGGCGGCGGATTCGCCGGGCGTGGCATAAAACCATGACTGCGAGCCGCGAATAATTTCGACATCGAAGGGGAGGCCCGCCCGGTCGGCCTCATTCTCTCGCGCGCTCGCGGAATACGCTGTTTGGACCGATTTATTCATCGGCGACGTGCTCAGGAAAACGGGGATGACGATGATTCTGGCGTTCGGGTAGTTGTCCCGGATGAGTCGGAAAACGGTGCCCGCCTGCGACTCAACATTGTTATTCGCTCGGATATCATTGAGCATATCGGCGACGAAGAAATACCCCGTTCCCCGTCGCAGATCTTCGCTCATATTCGAAATAGCGTTTTGCGTCTGATAAAGGAAAGACGAATTGGCGGACGATGTGAATCCACCGCCGCCGATCGCGAAATTATGATGCGCCCAGCCGAAGTGATTGCACAGATCCTGCGTCCACTTGTCATTCACGGTCGCATTCGAGGAGCCGATGAAAACCGCGCGGTCCCGCGTGTGCGGGGCGTACAGCCGGCTCCCCTCCTCCCGCGTGGGGCGCAGCGCGATCTCCGCGCGCAGTGCATTATGCGCGGCGTCGGCGGCGCTGACGGCCTGCTCCTGTGCCTGGACGCGGGCTGCGCGCTCGGCCTCTACGAGTGCGGTGAGGGCGTCACGGAGCCGCTGTGCCCCAAGTGAGGTGAGCATGCTGATGCGCACCTGGGGATCAGCCGTGGGGGCAGTCGCGTTATCGCCCGTGGCGTCGGACTGGAAATGCGCGGTAATGACCTTGCTCTTGAAGTCATTGACGAAGTCCTCGGTCGCCTTATGGAGTTCGGCGATCTCTTTCTTCCGGGCGTCGATATGGGCATCGTACTCGGTCAGGTTCGCGGCGACGTCCTTGATGAACTTGTCCACCGTATTGTTGACGTCCTTAATGAGCTCATCAACGTCATCCCCGAACTTATTGCAGTAGTCAATGACGTCCGATACGGCGGCGCGCACCTTTTCGAGCAGTTCGAGGTAGGTGTACCCGTCGGTGCGCGTCAGCGGCACAACGTCATTAACGCGCCGGGGGCGGATGAAATAATTATCGGGGATGAGCGTCATGGCATTGGTCTCCTCACCAATAGGTCGGATAGCGGTCAGTAAACGGGGCGTCAAGGCCCCAGACGGACAGGAAGAGCCCGCTCAGGTCCTCTACGACCATCATATCAATATTCGCGATTGTCGCACGCCACGCCGCGATCAATTCGGCGGCCGGCCGGCCGCGGCCGGTCGTGCGCGTGATATTGTGCGTCTCATCCTCGCCAGTGCTCGCAGTGTTGGTGCGATTATCGCCCGTGCCCACATTCTTCTGGGTACCCGTGGCGCGGGAATCGCCCGACGAATTGGTGTCCACAGCGCTAGTCGCATAATCCGCATCTCCTGCAAGCCGACTTTGGGGCGCCTCAGAATTGACGGCACGTGTTTTCGAGCCCGTATCAGTACTGGACGCGGACTCCTGCGAGGATTCATCCCGAGTCGTCGTGCGAGAATCCAATCCCGATTTATTAGTGGCGCGCCCGTCGGATGCCACGGTCACGTCCACATCGCCCATCATGATATCGGCATCGGGCAGAGTGCGCGCGTACTCGCAGTAGTAGGGCATGATCTCGCGCATTTTCGTGCGCAGGCGGCGGATGAATTGATCGACAGACTCATGAGCGATTTCATGATACCAATAATGCTCAATAATGCGAGTATTAAGCGTATCGCGGTGTTTCTCATCCCAGATAGGATAATCGGATAGGGCCAGCCCGGCGACGTCGCAGATCTTGACGACTTCGCGCAGTTCCAGTGTGTATTCTCCCATTAGATCTCATCCTCCTGGGGCGCCCATTCCACAATAACATCAAGACCGTATTTCGTATTGATCTCCCGTGCTGCGTCGCGGCGCGGGCCGATGCTCACGGTGCGCATCATAGCCACTTGACCCATGCTGCCGACGGCCTCTTCGACCACCATTCTCTCGCGCTTGTCATCATTCACGTTCTTCACGCCGAGATATGTGAGGGCCTCGTCCCATACGCGCGATTTCGCCGCCTGAATATCGGCGACGATGCCCTTTTCGAGGCGCATATCAAGCACCTGCGCCCGCTCACCGAGCGCGGCCGGCCCCATGGCGTCCGTCGTGAAAATCACGGGGTCGCCGTCGGCTACGGCCCGGAAAGCATTTATCATACTTACGCGCTCATCCTGGGAGGCGGAAATAATGTATGGGTGGCGCAGGGCGAGGGCGGTCACGTCGAATGTGACGTCAATTTCTGCCAGGCGCATGGCGAAAACCAGGATCGCGTCGAGTTCGGGAGTGCGAGTGCGATTGCCCCAAATGGGGATGCAATCGCGCCCGGAAATGGTTTTATTGACCATTGAGGGATCATCCCCGCTCGCGCGGGGTTTACTAGTCAGCGTCGAAATAAAACGCGGCCAAACCATTACGAATAAGCGTCCGCTCAAGGTAACGCACGTCAATGCCCGGCGGCATATTACGCCATTTAAACCGCGCCAACGCCATGTCCTCTAGCAGCCGTGTGTACATGGCGACCATGGTGTCACGGCGCGACGCGGAATTATCAATAGATAAAGGATTGCCGAAATTATCGTAGATATTATTCTTCACATGATCGGGACGCTTACGCCTGCCCATCACTGATCACTCCAATCCTTGAGCGGCTTGTTCTCACCGTAATCCATATTGCCGATATGTTCCTTCCGGCGCCAGACCGTGACGCCCTGTTCGAGTATACCGCAAATCGTCGCCCGGAACGATTCCGGACACGTTTGGGACATGCACGTGACTTCAAGGCACTTCCAATACGTGAAATGCGTCATGCACAGGAAATCAATGGGGAGCCTGGCGAAAACATTCGCCGCCTGCCCGTACCTCAGCCAGTATTCACCGATGACGCGCATGGCTCCATCGGGAATAGTTTTGACTTTTGCCACGAGCTTCCATTGGTCTGCCGCCAAAATAAACGCCTCGCCACCTACCTGACCGGATGTCGTCGGTTGAATGAGTCGCGCGTCCTGCGTTTTCGCGTTGATTCCGGCGATGGCGGACTGGTAATCCCCGCGGCGCGTGGCGTTCGCGAGTTCGAGGTTCATATCACGCTGTTGGTTACCAGACCGAGTTTGAATCGCGTTAATCGCGCTCGCGTTTTGCTGGGACAATTGCGTGAGCGCATTCCCGGCCTCATAATTCACATAACCGGAAACGCCCTGAGTAACGGCGCCAAGAATATTCCCGCCCGCAAGCGACCCCACCATTCCTAGGCCCGTGTTCGCGGCATTTTGAATATTGCGGATATGCTGCTGCTGTCCCATATTCGCGTTATTTTGGTTGGTGATCGCCGCCGACGTCGCAATATTATTCCCCGCGATATTATATGCGGTCTGCGCGGCCATTTGCGCCTTCGCCTGCGACCAGTCCGCCGCCTGATACTGATAGGCAATGGAATGTGCCGACGACGCCATATAATTCAAGTACCCGTTATTGAGCACCGAGAAAGTGGGGAGATTGGAGATACCCACGGCCATGTCCAGGTACTCGCCCGCGTCGTCATCAAAATTACCCCACGTGGTCTTCCTGTCCCCATACGCCATGGGGAAGAACATAATCCGCGGATTCGGCGGCACGGCATGGGACAGCTGCGTGACGCGGAAATTGGGAGAACCGAAAAGTTCCGGCTTAAGAACAATGGGCGTCGCCGTATAAGTTGTCAGCTCAATCGCAGAATAAGGGTAACAAGCAAATTTCATAAACCGCCTGTACCGCTCTGGAATCGTGCTGCGAATCCAATGCACCAAGTCGCCCGCGAAATCAATATCCACACGAACGTGCTTCTCCTCTCCTGAATTGACATTCATAGAGTAAAGGCACGCGGGCCCGGCGCCACCGTTGAGTTTCTGCGGATTCCCCGTCGTGAAAACATCCTTAAAAATAGCAGATTCGGGCACCATGGTGATGGAAATAATGCCCTGAGACACCCACGGGTAATCCTTCAAATGGGTGATCATGGGCGAGAAATCTTTCATTTTCACCGCCCAAATCTCGCAACCATTGGGCAGCATTTCCGCACTAGAGCCCGTCGCAGTTTTGAGCTCCGGTTTATCCACCGTCCCATAGGCGGCCGTGAGATTAGTCGTCGCACAGACGACGACGACGGGCGCCGGATCCCCTCCCAGCGGGTCCGCCAGCGGTTTGCGCATGAAATCACGGGTCACATAATCCGAGCCCATGTCCAGACCCTCAGCCACCGTGAGCTTCCGGCGCATATAATCCAGCGCCTCAGCGCCATCGCCACCCGGCTGGCGCGCCTCAACCATGTGCGAGCGCTCAACATAGCAGCGCCCCATTTTCACGGTCCGCACCCACGTCTGCCACACGTCCAGCTGTAGCGTGATCTGAGTGGTGCCGGGCGCGACGTATTCCACGGACGTGATGAAATAGAAATACATCTTCGGGTTCCGACCACCCTCACGGCCGTTACGAACCACGCAATAATTATACTTCGAAGCTTCCGTGAAAGACGTCGGAATGCGCACGGGCCTACCGTGCGCGCAATAAGTCATGGCCGTGATTTCAATGTTACGACCGTCCGCGATGATATCGCGGAAGCAATCCTCGTCGGATTTATACCAAACGACGTTGCGATACCCCATGTCCCACGGCACATTACACAGCGTCACCGCCGTGCCCGGCGTCCAGGTCGCATAAGAGAAATCAAGCCCGAAATCGCCGGGATTATCCACGGGGTCGAATGCGGAGGCCATAATCAATTCCCTTCCCGGGCGCCCCGGAAACAATCTTCCGGGGCGCCCGCGAAACGTCACTCCTTGATCGCCTTCGCGATCTCTACCTTGACCGACGCGTTCTTCTCCGTCGGATTCGCCTGCGGATTATTCGCCGGCCGGTAAGCCAGCGACGCCACAATAGTGAGCGCACCACCCTTCTCCGACGGGGAAATCACGAGAACTCCCTCATTGTCAATCCTCGTCTTCGAGGAAAGATTGTAGCGGACGTCGAAATCAATCCCCCAATCGAAACCATCCCCGCCCGTCACGGGCGCGGACACGACGAGCGTCTCCCCCGGCACAGCCCCGGTCGCCGGCACATCCGAGCCGTCCAGCCGCTTCACGGTGAGCGCGCCGAGAACCGGCGCCTTCGGAGGCACAGGGATCACGGTCGCAGTGCCCGTGGTCAGCATCACGGCCGGCGCGAAACGAGACGCCGAAATGATCTCATGATGGTGCAAGAAATAATTCGTGGTGAGCCCGACCGGATTGGGCTGGGAGCGCGTCTCAATAAGCGTATCAGCCACCACGAAAAAGTCCGTAGTGGTCAGGATCGCCTGGCACTCATCAATGCCGAAAGAATCCTGCGGAACCTGAATAATCCGCGACGGCGCGTCCGCCCGATCCATATTGAACGCCGCCGCCAACGCCTCAACATCAATATTAGCCACAAACTCAGGGGACGCGAAAATGACAAGCTCATCGGGCGACGCGAAAGTCGGCATACCCGCAGGATTATAATTCGTGGAAAGGAATCCAAGACGCCCCGCCGTCGCACGCAGCACCTTGAGAGCCGAACGGGCGTCCGCCGCCGTCGCGCTGAGCGTCTGCATATTCGGGCACTTCACGCGGAAAATACCCGAACCTGAATCCATGGCCTTAAAAAGAGAGGTCATAAGCAGGAATTCATCCCACTGATCTGACGTCGTCGGCGCGGCCATAATCTTGGAGACGAAATTGGACAGACCGCCGGCTTCGAGGAAAGCGCGGCGCAAAATCGCCTCATTCACAGTCACAGGGTAATAATTCTGGCGATCCACAGTATGGAACGCAGAGCGCACGTCCAGACGATGCTGACCGAAAATCTCCTTCTCAAGATAATCGCGGCCTGGCGAGTACTCGCGCGCCTCAATAAGGCCCGTCTGAATCTCTTCGATCTGCGATCCGCTGACAATGTCCTTGCCCTTGAAAATCGCGAGAGGATTCGTCCAGATCTTATTCCGGGCGACCACGAGCGCAATACGGTTAATAAGCGCGTCGCAGAATTCATTGTAAAGCGGCCGATACCGCGTGAGCGTGCCCATGAGCTCAGAGATATTCGCCTGCGTCGCCGCCGGAATACGCCGCTGATAATCAAGCGAAGCGCCATTCCGGATCGCATTCAGTACGTCGGGATTGTTGGCGTCGATAATCTTGCCAGGATTCCGTCCCATGGTCACTCACCTTCCGTGAAAAGGTCATCAATAGAAATCGTCTCAGCCCGGTCATCCTCGCCCGCGCCGCCATCCCCAGAATCGCCCGGGGAATCATCCCCCACGCGCACAAGAAGATCATAATTCCGCGCCTTGAGCTCGCCAATCTCGGCCAGAAGCGCAGCATTCGCCGCCTCGAGCTCCGCTACACGGGCGCCGGCCGACTCCGCCAGCTGCGCCCGCTCGCCATAGGCGGCAGTCAGGTCATCATAGATGGTCTCTGGCGGGGAATCGGACTGTAGTGCTGCGATGAGATCTGAGAAGTCGGCCATTGCACTCCTCCTGCAATAAAAAGATCGGGGCGGGGAATCGGTTCAGATTCCCCGCCCCTATTATGACACAGGATCACCCGACCGCAATAGCGACGGAGGCCCGCAAACTCTGGCCCGGGCACCAATCACGGTGAGCCGATCCCGGGCAGGCGCCTACTGCGAGTCGGGCTCCTGCGCGACCATGGTAGCAGGATTCTCCCACCCATGGGCCACGGCCCACTGATGGATCGCCTCGCGCACGATGGAGGCGACGCTTCTCCGCTCCTGCCAGCGCGTATCGTCCACATAATCATAGAGATCACGCGGGATAGTGGTGGAAATATTACACATGCGATCCTCGGTCATGATGATCTACCTCTCACGGCGGCGTATGTGAAATAAGTCTCTCGGAGGATCACGCCGCCCGGGATCCTCTTCGGCACTAATTTACCGCCCCAACGCTGATCTTGCAACATATCTGTAGGAGAAATTTTGTCACCCAGGTGACGCGGCAGGCCAGCAATGTGGGTATCATTAACGCCGTTTTTACTCTCGCAGTATTGCTTTGCTCGGTTGAAAACCGCACTATCGAAATCGGACTCATGCGCCCATGCGCCCAACCGCGTCGGATGCACATCCGCACCCACGGGATCGCCTTTACCGAGTAGGTGCATGGAGTCAGTATCGGCATAAAGGAACCGATCATAATTTTTCTGCGCCGTCCTAATTGTGTAATCCCGCGCCCACGACGTCACAAAAACCGCCAACGCCGTATACACAGGCTCACGCGTCCGCTCTTTACCCTGCACTAGACGCACGGCACCGTCCTCCATCACAGGAATACGGCCCGTAGCGTCAGTGCCACTGCCAAACTTTCCGTAAAGAGAATTGAGATAAAGCTTGGCCATCGCCCGCTTCCCGCCCGTGGATTCAGCCTTAATAGCGCCCCATTTATCAATATAAGAATCGAAGAATCCGCGACGCGACGCGAACCGCCACCCGCCGTCCCAAGAATAAACTTTAATATCGTAGTGCTCATTCCACAGCGCCCAATCCACAGAAGAAACACTAAAAGTAGTCGGCTCCGCAATCTCATCCACATACTCCGACGACGAACCGCGAAAACCGCTCCGCACCTGAATGCACGGAATAAAATCCTTCTTGATCTTAACGGTCAGAGTCACATGACCAATCCACAAACCATCCGCCGGCGGCCCGCCCTCGAAGCGCACCGGCACGCCGTAGGGGAGCGGCCTCTCACGCATCACATAAGGGTACAAAGAATTAACATCATAAACCGACCCATTCTCAACAAGCGTACCCGCCGTCCGCCGATCCGCATACGTAAACCCACCACGATACGATCGCCGAATATCCGCGTCAATATCAAGCGGCAGACAAGGGAAATACTTCTCAAAATTTTTCCACCCAAAAAGACCCCGGAATTCATGCAAAGCATCCGACGCCACGGTGAGAGCCCGCATACCCCCACGAATCACCTCGGAAAGAGCCGTCACCACGATGCTCACATCCGTGCGCACATACTCCCACTCAGCCTCCGTCGGCTCATAGCCGGACGGCCGGGGGAGCGTGTAATCGATTTCGCCCTTCCCCAGTTCGCACTCGAACGCCTTCGCCATCTGAGCCACGGTCATCGGCAATTTTTTCAGCGAATCCTTGAAGACGACGTCGTGAAATCGGATCGCGTAGAACATCCCCATATCGTCGATAAGACACGAGAATGAATTCTCAGGAACAATATCCTTAGGCGAATCCACTTCAATATGCGAATACCCATGGGTGAGTGCCCAATAGATAATGAAATTGCCGTCGAACCGAAGATTATGGAAATACACATCCAAGCCCGAATGCAAAACGCGGGCCATAAACGAATCAATATCAGTCCCGTACTGATATCCGCACTCAGCATTCACCTCACACAGACACCATGCCCAAACATGCGTACTATCAGCGGCGACATCCGCGTCCGTTTCGAAATCCGCCACGGCCACGCCGTCCATAGGATCGCTTTTGCGCCGACTGCGCCGACGGGACTCGGACACCTTTAAGCTCCCTAAGATATTGATCCAATTCGGCCTTAGAATCTTCCATTCCCATAAGGAAGTTCTCAGTACGCGACTTCAATTTCTCAGCAGAAGTACGCGGATGAGGCGACTCCAAATATTTCACCGCCTCATATCGGAAGGATATGTTCCGCGCAAGCGTGCCGTCCACCGTCCACACGAACATAAGCGTCTCATCATCCATTTTGGAAATCGCTTCCAAAAGGTCTTTATCGCCAGTGCGCGCCACCATATCCCTGATATTCTCACGTACCAAAGCAGCACGCTTAGCATACCCGCGCGGCGACCGAGCCTCAGCCAAATGATCCGCCAACTTCTTCGCAGCGTCATCACTCACAATTTGTTGGGGGAGCGGCAATTTACGATCAAAATGATCCTCAAACGGATTCTTCGGCGCCTGCCACGGCGACGGCCGAGTCCAAGACAAAACTTCCTCAGCCGTCCGCCCAAAACCCGACCACGGCGTCGGAACATTAGCAGTCCTCGCCCGGTATTCCGCCCGCTCCTCATTGTATCGGCGCGTCTCATAGACGTAGGCGGCCATATTCTTCCTCGAAATCGGCACTCCGCCGACGCCGCCATAAAAACCAACGGACTTGGAATTATTGAACTCCGTGAGCCTCTCCAACGCAGCTCTCGCCTGCGCAGTAGTCATCCTCCCCACACGCCTACCCGGCACACGCGGATCACGATCCGTCCCACGCAAATCAACACCCTGGACTTTACCCCGCATATACGCGAGAGGCCCACGAAGCCCATATGTTCCCTTGGCAATACTCGCCAATTTTCTTCCCGCGCGCCGATTCTCACGACGCACAGCATCACGCAGATCATCCAACTCGCTCATAATATAACGGGCGGCCCGCCAATAATATTGGCGGGCCGTCCATCACCTCCCTCTCTACTCACCCACACTCAAAATAGTGTACTCCCGACCCGCCCGACTCTGCGCCACACCCGGCGTCAGAGTCACACTCTCAGGCGCATCGTCAGACGCGATGAGAGCACGCGCCACAGACAACGGAATACTCGCACTCGACCGGTACCAGACGCCGCCCTTGCTCTGGAAGTAGGCGACGTCACGGATCTCCCCGTCATCGCCGGTGATCTCACCGATGACCGCCCTCACGCACGTGAAAGAATCTCCTCGCCTCGCCGCCTGATACAGCGACTCAGCATTGGTGAGAAGAGCGAGCCGATCCACGAAGGAAAGCGGAGCGCCGTAGGTGTTGTTGGACATGGTGTCATCCCTTCTGAGACTTGCGTCAGGAATCTCCCGGACGCGCAACCACGGCGATATCGTGATAGGCCGCCGTGACCATGATGTTCAGGGCATGGTAGAAAATATCTTCTGCCACCATGCCAATAATAACATCATCTTTAGTGTAGTTGAAATACTTTGTGGCCGGACATTCGAGACACATACCCCCGGTTACAGTATTGACCACCATGACATGAGTCCACCCTCGAAAACGGAAAGCCAACCTGAACTTTCCCTTATTGCGCCCGTACACCGAGAACTTGACGCGATGTGGATCAAGCCGTTTGTCATAAAAGAGTGCGATCATTTGTATTCCTCTCAAATATAGAAGGGGAACGGTCGTGTATGAGGATAGATCTCAGGCGGTAACTGAAAATGCCACGCCAAACCATCCCAACTATCACACACGGCTAGCATGACATTCTTGTGATTCGCCATACGAACCATTTTCACCTTACCCCCATCTTCCCACACCTTAGCAAGATATGGGCCACCATAAGGGTCGGAAATATTTGCGTGGCCATGCTCGGCCACTTCCACAATCACGTCAGATAACATTGTCACATCCTCTCACGTCCATACAAACTTCACGTACAAATCGTCTTTCCACATCATTATGGGAATACACTCCCCAAAGACCACGAGGATCGCTATTTACAGTCATCGGAGAAATAGACACAAAATGAGCGTTGGGGCTATAGAAAACCAACCACTCGGAATAAAGTGGGTCCATAATCTTATACCCCGCTTTCAGAAGTGCATCTCTAACTTCCTTAATTTCTTCTGACACAGTTAAAGCTTGCATAAGTCCCAGACGCAATCCACTCGTTCCAGGTACCTTCACCACGAAACTTTTCCCCTGGCAGAAAATATCCCAATATTTCCCCCAATCGGTAAAAATGGCGCCACAAAAGTTAAAAAGTGTCACATCAATCCGCAAAGGATCATCCGACTTCACTTTCCACGCCTTCGCAAGAGAGTCAATCGTGTACCTATAAAGCGCAGTCATCTTAACGGGCCTATTAAAATCTTCAATCTTGCTCATCGTTCTGTTCCTCCTGTTCGGTTGGTCCATCACCTCTGTGGTGATGGGTTAATACTTGCACTAGTCCTGGGCCGTGTCAACCCGGTTTCGTGTAAGGACGCTCACCAACCGACCGGC